GGGCATGTGTACCGGACAGTACACCAACTCCATGATAAACATCGTGCCAATCCTTGGCAACAAAGGCATTCAAACATCATTTGCGTTCATCTATAACGACAGCCTAATCACAAACGCCAGAAACAAATTGGCATCTATTTTTGTAAAGCATGACTTTACACATATGTTGTTTATTGACGCAGATATTGGGTTTGATGCAAACGATATTGTCAGCATGATTGAAGCAGATAAAGGCGTTATTGCTGGGGTTTACCCTAAAAAGGTTATGAATTGGGAACGTGTGAAAGAAGCGGTTAAGAATGATGTTCCTACTGACCAACTAGAGTTCTACGCAGGGGACTTGGTGATTAACTTGTTGGATTACGAGCGTGAGAAGGCCGTTAAAATTAACGAGCCGGTAGAGGTTACGGGGCTAGGCACAGGTTTCATGCTCATTAAAAAAGAAGTCATGGAGCAGCTAAAAGACAAGGTTGACACATACTTAGATGACGATGAAACCGTGCTGTACGAGTACTTCTTCCTCAAGAAAGACCCTGTTTGGGGTAAACAGCTTACCGAAGACTACGCATTTTGCGGGCTTTGCAGAGAAAATGGCATCAGTGTTTATGCCGCTCCGTGGGTGCGTTTAAACCATACAGGTACGTACACATTTAGGGGCGCAGCAATTCCCGTTAAGGGATAAGGGGCGATATGGCTTTTGTACTTGCGAACAGGGTAAAAGAAACTACCACAACGACTGGTACGGGAGCAGTGACTCTTGCTGGAGCCTCGACTGGGTTTCAATCTTTTGCCATCGTTGGCAACACTAATACCACGTACTACACAATTGCTGGTCAGACGGGTAATGAATGGGAAGTTGGTATCGGCACGTATTCAACTACTGGCCCCACTTTAACCCGTACAACGGTATTGGCAAATAGTTCAGCTACACAGCCTTCAGCACTTAGTTTTAGTGCGGGTACAAAGGATGTTTTTGTAGCTTACCCTGCTGAGTATTCAGTAACTAACACCCCCGGTACGCAGAACATCCTTGACCAAGCGTACTTTCTCTCTTTTATGATGGGCTGATATGGCAACCTATACCAATACCTCCTATGTAGCCAAGAATGTTGGCACATCTGCTTCCACCCTAGTCACGGTGTCTGCTTCCACTACGGCGGCTGTAGCCAGTCTGGTGGTGGCTAATACAACAACTTCTCCTATCACCTGTGATGTGTACTTCACCCGTTCTGCGGTGGACTACTACTTGGTCAAGACGGCTACTGTCCCCGTGGGCGGTTCGTTAGAGGTGATTCAAGGTAACAGGATTGTGCTGATTGCGTCTGATGCGCTGAAGGTGTTATCAAGCGCGGCGACATCGGCTGACGTAGTGGTCTCTGTCTTATTGGCGGCATAACATGGCTTTTATAGGTAACACCAACACCACGCAGGCTTTCACGCCAGCCGTTGATTACTTCAGCGGTAACGCAAGTACAACCGCATTTACGCTGTCTAGACCAGTAGCATCTGTAGCGCAGGTGCAGGTGGTGGTTAACAACGTAGCCCAGAACCCAAGCTCAGCCTACACAATCAGTAGCAACACAATCACATTTACTTCCGCACCATCCAGCGGGACTAACAACATTTATGTTTACTACACAAGCCCGATAACTCAGGTGATTGCACCGGGTCAGGGTACGGTGACTTCTACATCTTTTGCCTCGGGAGCAAGTGAATTTGCATCCGGTACGGTATTGTTGTTTCAGCAAACCTCTGCCCCTACTGGTTGGACAAAATCAACAACACACAATAACAAAGCCCTGCGTGTTGTGAGTGGTGCGGCTAGTAGTGGCGGTACGGTAGCGTTTACTACAGCGTTTGCATCTCAAGCAGTATCAGGCGGTGTTGGTACTTCTGGGGCTACAACGCTTTCAAGCGCACAGATGCCATCACACACGCACAATTTAACGGCTCCCGTTGTGTGGTCAACATATAGTGGCGGAAACCCGCCAACTTTGTTTTCTGGCACAACTAGCGCAGCCAACTCAGGAACTCCGGGTTATTGGAATCAACCAGATAATACTGGCGGAGGAGGTTCACACACCCACCCCGGCGGTACGTTTACTGGAACGGCTATTGACCTAGCAGTACAGTATGTTGATGTAATCCTTGCAGCAAAAGACTAATGAAAATAGCGCCTAAATCAAATTGCCCACTGCATAACTTTGAACCGTGCAGGGAGTTGGAGTGTGCATGGTTTACTCAGATTCGCGGGCATAACCCAAACACAGGCGCAGAGATAGATGACTGGGGATGCGCTATATCTTGGATGCCAATATTGATGATTGAGAATAGCCAGCAGCAACGTAGCACAGGCGCGGCTGTAGAGTCATTTAGAAACGAAATGGTCAAAGCAAACTTAATGTTGCTTGAAACCGAAACTACAAGGTTGATGAAATGAAATTAACTATTATTGTGGATGACAACGCGGTGTATAAAGATAGGGTAGCGTTTTTCCCTGTAGATTTATCTGCCACGCCGTCTAACGTCCATGCTTTGCAATTTGATACCGACACAAATACAGGGCATATTGAATTTAAAGACGCAGCTAATGAAGAAATAACATTTTTGCCAGATTGGGCTGTAACAGCGTTTAATAATTACGATACAGCAGTCGCGGCCTATTTAGCAAGCAAGGGGCAGTAATGGCAGTATCAACAATAGACAACTCTGGCATCTCAGCATCTGCGGCTATTAGTACGTCCAAACTTGGTGCGGGTGCTGTGTTGCAAGTGGTGCAAGCGGTTAAAACAGATACATTTAGTTCAACTTCTACTTCTTTTACCGATATAACTGGATTATCAGTATCCATTACCCCATCAAGTGCATCTAGCAAAATATTTGTTTTTAGTACAACTCCCGTTGGAGGAAATTCTGCTGACCAATATAATTTGAGATTAGTAAGAGATTCAACAGCAATATTTATTGGAAATTCTGCTGGAAGTAGAACTTTAGCATTTTATGGAATAGATTCAAGTGCGATTGGAAGCACGGCTGTTTTGCCGCAAACAATAGTTTATTTAGATTCCCCAGCTACTACATCTTCTGTTACTTATAAAATCCAAGGAAAAACTAATGGAGGAACTACTTGGTATGTAAATAGAAGTTCGGATGATACAGATGCCTCATACAGAACAAGAACAGCCTCTTCAATAATTGTTATGGAGATAGCGGCATGAACCACAAAGCAATACGAGCTTTATATTCAAATGTTGTCACTATTGATGACGGGGCTGGTGCGTTTGATGCACAAGGCAATCAAGTTGAAATTGATATGGACGCAGTCAATGCTTGGACTAACCCAGAAGCATACAAAGAACAAAGAGCCAAAGCCTATCCATCATTTGCTGACCAGTTTGACTTGCTCTACCACGGCGGGCTAGACGCATGGAAATCCGCTATTGATGCGGTGAAGACCCAATACCCAAAGGCATAACATGGCTTTCATAGGTAACCAACCCATCTCCGTAGCCTTCCTTGTAGACACGTTTAGCGGGACAGGCTCACAAACAGCGTACACCATGACGGTGGCTCCTGCCAACACGTCTTCAATTATTGTTGCCGTTACTGGCGTACTCCAAGACCCATCAACCTATTCTGTATCAGGCACAACCCTGACCTTCTCAACCGCGCCTCCAAGCGGTACAAGCAACATCAGCGTCAGATACCTTGGCATCCCAGCCAGCGGAGTAACGACTACAGCCTACAGAACCGTAACGAACTTCACAGCGACAGCGGGGCAGACATCATTCAGCACTCCAAGTTATACCGTTGGCTATATTGATGTGTACAGAAACGGGGTACGCCTTGTATCTACAGACTTCACAGCCACAACGGGAACGACAGTAGTTCTAGCCAACGCCTGCACAGTAGGCGACGCAGTAGTCACAGAGAGCTTCCTTGTCAGTTCGGTGTTGAATGCAATACCTGCTACTGCGGGTAGCGTGTCGGATAGTTATATTGTGAGCATGGCTGGTTCTAAGTTGACTGGGACGCAGGTAATTCCAAAGGCTACGTTGCCTACTGGGTCTGTGTTGCAAGTGGTTAATGCTACATATTCAACTACTGTAACTACTGCAACTACTACTTATGTAGATACAGGATTAACTGCTTCTATTACACCAACAAGTTCATCTAGCAAAATATTAGTTTTAATTGCTCAAAATGGAGTTAGTAAATTAACAAATAATACTGGTGTAAATATGAGATTACTTAGAGGTGCTACTTCTATTGTATCAATAACAGATATTGTTGGGTTTAACGGAACTACTACTGACAATCGTGGTCAATCAATTTCTCTTTGCTATTTAGATTCTCCATCAACTACTT